AACTTGAGAAATGCACCAGTAATATTTTGCTGGAAAGAACCTTCACTTAATATAACCTGATTTTTTGTTTTAGGATCACGAATAACATATATCTCATTGCAAGCACCATATCTCTGTCTGGTTAAACCTCTCATTGGTACAAGCTGTTCTTCAGCAGTATGTGTTACCGCATCATTGAATGGAATACTACCTTCTATTGGTAGATTACGATACACCATATTACCGCCATGTCCTTCACCATCAGTTAAGAATACAGCATTAACAAGTTGTAACTTATATTGTTTTTTGAATTCTGGAATAATTTCCATGGCAGCAATAACTGCTTCATTGAGTGGGGTACCACCAAGGCAGAACCAATCCAATCTATGATGACCAGTAGTCATATACAATAATGCACCACAAGCATATGAATATTCGGATGCAGACATTTTACTGGAAAGAATGTTTAACAAGTTACATTTGTCTAGGTAAATATTACCATCTTTCCAAGTTTCTTTCAACCATTCATGTTGGCCATATTCGGATGAAAAGGCATATACATCAAAAGGAATATTAACCTTCTTGCAAAAGAGTGTTAGGTTAATTAACTGTTTGACTGTATTGTTAATATTTTCGGACATTGAACCTGACCAATCTAAGAACATGACCAAGCCATGAGATTTGCCTTCAGCAACTACTGTGGCTTTCTTGAAGATATCCTCATTGAACACATAAGAATAAATCTTAGACATATTCAATTCACCAGTTTTGGCAATAGATGTGCGTTTCATTTGGTCAGCATTTTTGCGCATCTCAAATTCTTTGGCTAGATATGATACAACTTTAGTTGAATCTTTCCTAGTTTTTTGGAAACTTACAGGATCAGTTGCATATTCTGGAGCTTCGGCTTTATATCTTTTCCATAATTGTTTATATGGAATAATCATTTTATCCAAGTTGATGGATGGAATATTGCCGTAATAATATTCTCTACCTGTATTCGCATATAATCTATTTTGGTTTCTTTCATACGCTTCATCGGTATGAGATTTAATATCATTGTGACCTTCTACGCCGGCACCCTGAGTTCCACTTTGTTCATTTTCTTTAACTTCATCCGATTGCTGAAATGTATCTTCATCATAACTTCCTTCTGGTGAATTAGGTTTAAATTCCATTTCTTCAGTTTCTTCTTCAGAATCTTCATAACCATCATTATCAAATTCTTCATCTTCTTCTTGGTCACCAGATTCTACTCTTTTCTTCTCCGCTTCTTCGGCTTGGTCTTTCATAAACTGACCAATTCTTATTGCAAGCTCAATTACATCATCATAGGATTGTGTTGATTCAATTTCTTTTAAGAGTGAGGTTTCTTCTTCATTGAATTTAATACCTTGAGTGGGTCCGCCTTTGCAGAAAAGGTTAACACGGTCAATGAAGTTTAGTGTATTCATATCAACGCCAGCTGTACCAAAGAAATCTTTTGCGATTAATTCGGAATAACCACGGACAAATGAGGCACGAATACCAGGATATTTGTTTTTGATTTTACGCTCAATACGGGAATCTTCCAGTACATTCATCATTGACATGGACAATTTTAATTCTACCGCTTTTCTTATACCTTCTTCTGGAGTGTATAATGCGTGGCCAACTTCGTGACCACATAAAAGGTCATAAAGATAACCAGAGATATTATTATCTAATATTGGTAATGTTAAAATACGATTCTTAACATCAAACATAGCAGTTGGTACTTGCCGTTGCTCAACGATAAGATTTTCTGTGGCCATCAATTTGGCAAGTAACGATTTAGATTCTATAAGTTCCATGTATTCTCCGAGTTAATAGAACCATTATACAGGAACCACGGTCGGTGTCAACCATGGTGTTGTTTTCATACATCAGTAATCTATACCAAAATAACGGCATAGAATTTCTTCAGTTTGGTAACCTTTTTTCTCTACAATATTTACACATTTATATATGAGTAGTTCCGCAAAGGTATCAAGTATGCCATCAATGTCCTCTGGATCATTTTCATCGATGGCAATCTTTTTTAATTTCTCAAGTTCCGATTTATCCTTTTTACTCGACATTTACTTGATTAAAACTGGTGTTAGCTGGAGATTCCACGGTAACATCAACTTTAGAATACAAGTCTAAGAATGCCGTTTTAGTTTCTTCATCAAAACGGTTAACGCATAATGTAATGGCTTTCATCTTATCACCAAAGATTTTAAAAGCCTGTGCAATGTGTACCAAACGGCGAGTGGAGATAATCTCATCTGTTGCACCTTGGCCAAATGATTGCCGAACTACATCAGCCCATTGTACCAGATTCTCAACAAATACTTGGTCATCAATTAACGGAGAAAGGATTTTCTTCTCTGTTTTAGTATCAGGATAATTCTGTTCAACAGTAATAGGAAACCGCTCTAGGAATGCATCATCTAAAATCTGTGATAGATATCTACCTTCATCACTACCACGACCTTTGGTGTTTGCTGTACATACAACATTGAAACCTTTAGCTGGATATACCATTTCACCAGTTTTCTTATTGTAGTATGGTTTACCTTCTAAGATACCTTGTAAGCATAATAGTTTATTTGAACCACGGTCAACTTCGTCAATCAACAATACTGTACCACGTTTCATAGCGGTAATTACGGGGCCATCATGGTAAACTGTATTACCATTAATCAAAGCAAAACCACCAAGTAAATCGGATTCATCAGTTTCAATACTGATATTAACACGGACACATTCACGGTCTAATTCAGCACAAACTTGTTCAACCATCAATGTTTTACCATTACCTGATAAACCAGTAATGAAGATGGGATAGAACATTTTTGTTTTTAGAATATTCCGTAAATCTTTGAAAAAGCCAAAAGGAACATAATCAGGATACTTAGCAGGAACAGAAGGCTCATTATCATCAATCAGTTTTGGTTGGCGTAATTGCACAACATTTTGATATGCTACTTCCATTTCAGGTTCTTCCTGTTTAATTGTTTCTGTTCTTGCAATTGTTTTACCAGATGACGGCACTTTGTAATATCCTCTACCATGGCGAAATTCGGATTTGGTTACTAACCAATAAGGATAAGGTGCGCCAGATTCACTTACCACTTCAGCAATACCGTCTCTAGTTACAACGGCATTATTGCCAAACATTCTCTCACAAGCTTCAACGAAAGACAGAGCATTTTTATTCATAATATAGTTCCTAATCAAGTAAAATAATAGTATAACACAACCACGGCAGGTGTCAAGCTAGTTGTTGTTTATTAGCAACACCCTTGTTTTTTTGGCGGATGGCCGCACTCAAATTGGTAAGATGGATTGAACTATGTTCCCTTTTAACGGTAATAGTATCACCTTCTTCCCAATCACTTTCGGCAAGCAATTCTGGTGGAAATGTTAAAATACTATCTCCTGAACCATCTTTGGCATCTTCAACTGTTGTTTGATAAGTCATTGATACATCTCCTTGCGTTTTTGGTAGTCGGATAAATCATTTTCCATTTGTGTTAAGTTAGCCCACTTCTTAGTAACTATATCTAGGCGCTTCCAATCAGGTATTTCACCATCATCTGTGATGGCACTAAGCCAAATATATTGGCCAGTTTGCGTATTTTGCTCATTCATGATTTTTTCCTTCGGTTTTATCAAAAATTTGCTGTGAAATTGATGTTGCCAACTCATCCGCCAGCTTCGGATTGAATTTTACTAAAAAATACGCAACATCATCAATAGGTAAGTGCTTCAAATTAAAAATTACCGAGTCAATTCCTTGGTAAATTTGCGTTTTTTCGTGTTCCATTAGCATTTTTATTTTTCCTTAGTGTACTGTGTTGTTTTCAAGCTCTAAAATACGATTTCTCAAGAGATATATTGCTTCTTCCTTTTGACTTTCATCAACAGCATTGAAATATTCTTCTAAAACATCATAAGGACAGTTTACCAGAAAATTTAAGTTGTTTTCGTCAATTTCTTGTTCTGTCATTTCTTTATCTTTCATTGGTTCATACTTAATTTTCATCATATTATCTCCTCATGCTTGAAATTTCTTTTGCTTCGTTGTCGGTAAACACAGGAACTGCGTTGGATTTGTGCATTGTTGCAACTCCCTTCATTTTTGCGCCTGTGTAAGTATTTCCGTCTACTGATTTTGTGCAAGGAATGAAACCTGTGTCCAAGGACGCATATTTTGGTGTTTCACGACCAGGTGGAATCTTAGGTGATGGAAAAGGCTTGTTAATGCTCTTAGGAACGGCAATTATCCGTCTTCCTGATATTTTATTGAGCGATTTAACCCAACTATCCTTTTGCTCTTGCTGAGCTTTAGATAATTTCTTGGGTTTGGATTTTGGAATATAACCGTATATCATCATAATAGAGTCCTTTCAACTAAGAAATCCATTATACGATACTACAGGCTATAAGTCAATAGGTTTGTTGTATCAAAACAACGAATTACCTTTTTTCTTGCATTTTGGTATTTTCATCTAGGTTTTTGAGAAAATCATCATAATTTTGATTTTTCAATTTTTTGATTTCTGCGTGCTCATTGCGATGCTTACGCTGAGGCATATATTTGTAATCATCATTATAATCTTGGTTCTTACGAAACTTCCCTACGAATTTTGTCACCAACTTCTCCTTATTTCATTGTTTCAAAAGTAATGCCTTTAATTTTAGTTTCAGTCATATTGTTTAGATTATTATCCGACATATAAACCAATCGTGCATTTGGATAACATATCTTAGAAAGCTTCAGCAATTGCAATATTGTGCCATCAGAATCATTAAATGTGAATATCTCATCAACACATCTTAAATTAGAAAGTATTTCTCGCCTTGTATCATAATTATGAACAAACCCACCTTGCGACCACAACATCCACCAATCAGAATGTATTCCTACTACTAGCCAATCACACATTCTCTTACACTTTTTTAAAAAAATAAGTTCCTCTAATGAGAGCGGATCAAACGCTCCAGAAGTGACTATTATTTTCTCTATTTTGTGCATTTATGGTAGTAGTGAAGGGAATGCTTCCTTTATAAATTTATAATCTAGTCCTCTTACACCTAAATCTTTATTGAGTATACCCATGACCACTTCTGCTTCACGGGGTTCAAGCCTCTCTAGCAGTTGTAATAATAATTCATTTCTTTTTTGTGGAGTTAATTGCTCAGCTGCAGCATTTCCCTTTTGAAAAAGATACATTTTACGCAATTCGGTGGATAGTTGATTACCTGATAAACCAGGTATATTATCTTGCGCAATCTTATAACCATCAGGTATTTCATTGAGCAACCATTCACATTTAGGATGATAAGTTAATTCAAACACATCAACTAAAACTTTTGATAGATTTTTCTCTATTATATTCATCCTATCTTTTTTAGACTTTGCTTCTTCAAATTCATCAAATACTTCGTATAAATTTTTCATTAAAATTCCTCTATTACTTCCATTAAGTTCTTCAGTTTATGTTCAATAAAATAATCCAACAATTTACCTTTTGCTGGTTTTGTTTCTTCATAGGTATTTATAATTTTTTCTTTAATCTCTGGTGGAATCTTTGTGAGGTCAATTAGTGTAGAATTTCTAGCAAAATTGGTTTTATCAGTTTCATTATATGCTTCCACATTTTCCCATAGATACTTATCTAATATTACTTTAGTAATTGGCTTCTGCCTCAAGTCACGGACAAAACAATCAGATGGTGAAAACATATTGGGTATACCATCACCTTTATCACCACGAATAATCTTCTCCTTGAGTTCTAGGATTGGATTCTCTGACTTTACATATTTCTTTTGTGATGGATTGTATTGTTTAACATTGGTACCATACTGTTGTAACTGTAGGAAGTCACCATCGCTTGATAGAATCAAAATCTTCTGGTCACGAGCATAGATTGGTACTAATGTGCCAATAATATCATCAGCCTCAGCACCATCAACATCAATTACTTTGTATGGGAAGTTTTCTTTAAGTTCTAATTTGAATTTGGTAAGCATATCAAAAATAAAATGCCAATCTAAATCGGATTTTTCTCTGGTCTTTTTACGACTTGCTTTGTAAAATGGAAAAAACTCTTTGCGCCAATATTTTCTATTATCACAACACAATATTACTTCTCCATATTCACCTTTGAAATTCTTAACATGGTTACGAATAATATTCAATACCATATGCCGAACTAAAGGTTCTTCTAATTTGGTATTTTTCTGTGCTGAGATTTGTGCCATAAGTCCGGCAAGTAATACCTGGTTTAAGTCTACGAGTAACATAACAAACTTTCAATAGTTTCAAAACTCCATTATATCACACTTCTATCAGTTTGTCAAATATAGTATCAACAAATTTTTGGGAAGTGGTAGTTTTCCTAGCAATAATACCATACCAATCAATTTTTATCATATTGGAAATATACTCTAGTGGTTCCAAAAGTATGGCTTCAAATTTTTCTGGATCAATAAGTTTGCCATCCGAATTTTCTCTAAACAGAATGATATCAAACGAATCACCTAGTTTTGAGCCACCTATTTTTGTACCCCTATCTCTATAACAATTTGCCATTATCTCAAGAGAATCTTTTTTATCACCTGAGATAAAAGTAATTGCGTCGTATGGGTGCTCACTTATACTCCGTAAGAATTCTAGCATTGTATCCTTTAATGTGGTCTTTTCTAACTCTAACCATTATCCATGAGTTATAGTAGTTGTCGGTCTCTAGGACATTATTCCTAAATTGTTCTTTAGCTTCAAGATATCCACATTCACCTTTGGTAAGGCAAAGATGTAATATTTCTCTGTTAAAGCTTTCATGGCCCAATTGTAACACATCTTTGGTCAGATTGTCACTACTCCCATAGTAAGTTTGCCAATTGCTTGAAGCTTTGTACCTTTTTTTCTTACCTTTGACTTGCTTGGTTTTGGCAGAGTAAAAAAATTTCTTGCCTATGTATTTCCTACCATTCGTCAGATTAGTTATCTGATACACGAACCCGTAATTATTACCAACCAAATCTTCGGTAAAATCTTTGCCATTATATTTCCAGTTTAGTCCCATTCCTCATCTTCCAGTTCATCGTCATCCTCTATATAGTCCTCGGATAATTCTTCTATGGTTTCACCACAGAAGGGGCAATGTTCTGGTAATTCTTGTGAGACCATTTCTTCCATAAAATGTATAGTGTAAGTTGATTCACAACTCAGACAATCTCCTGATAAAGTTTTCTCGGTCATATTCTTCCTTTTTTAAGCCCAAACTTCGTCCCAATTTCCCGATAGAGCTCCTTTGGCATAATCTGTTGCACGATTCTCAAAGAAATTGGTGTGTGTTGGTGCATTAATCATTTCCTCAACCCACGGTAAAGGATTCTTTTTCACTTTGAATACACCTTTGAGTCCAAGAGAAATCAGTCGGCGGTCACAAATATAACGAATATACTTCTTTACATCATCGGCTGTTAAATCTTCCATGGCACCCATTTTAAATGCCAAGTCAATAAACTTATCTTCCAGTTCAACCATCTTTTCAGCTATAGTATATATACTGGACTTTAATTCATCGTTCCAAATTTCACGATTTTCCTCAATATAGGTCCTAAACAATCTAATCATGGATTCACAATGCTGAGTTTCATCAACGACTGACCATGTTACAATTTGACCCATGCCTCTCATTTTACCGTGGCGTGGGAAATTTAATAACATAATGAATGAGGAGAATAATTGCATACCTTCAGTAAAGGCAGAGAATACTGCAATGTGTGTGGCTGTGCTCTCTTTAGTAGAATTTTTACTAGCAATACCCAAAACATAGTCATGCTTCTCAGCCATCTCCTTGTATTCCATGAATTCATTGTATGTTGTTTCTGGTAAACCTAATGTTTCAATTAAATGTGAGTATGCGGCCACATGAAGTGCTTCACGAGCTGCAAAACCCATTAACATCATTCGTACTTCTGGTTGTGGAAAATACGGAAGATAGTTATTAACATATCCACCA